GCAGCATAAAAATACCGCCAGCCGGTTAATAGGCTGACGGAGAAAAATTTATTATTTTTCATTGTCCTCTTGACGGGTAGCACACCACAACGGGTGGTTTGCTCTAGGGCTATAAGCCCTTGTTACTAGGCCAGCGTCTCAAGGCGCTGACTTTCTCTTTCAGCTATGGGAATTCTGTTTTCACAGCCTTCCCACAGCTCCGTTCAAGCCATATTGCTCTTGACTCGTCGCTACCCCTTAAGGGGTATTGTTACTACTTGACATGAACCCTTAAAAGGGTCTTCATATTCTTTTACACTTAATTTATCCATTGCAATATCATGCTTTTCCTGTTCCTGGATATATTTTTTTTATTGTTGCCTCATTTAATCCGACTGTACTAACATAATATCCCTCTGCCCAGAAATGCCGATTTCCAAATTTATACTTTAAATTTGCGTGTTTATCGAATATCATAAGTGCACTTTTACCCTTTAGATATCCCATAAATGAAGATACACTTATCTTCGGTGGAATACTGACTAACATATGGATATGGTCTGGCATCAGATGTCCTTCAATTATTTCAACACCTTTATAACTACACAATTGTTTTATAATATCTCTGATGTCTGCCTTGTATTGATTATAAAGTACTTTTCGTCTATACTTTGGTGTGAAGACGATATGATATTTGCACATCCATTTTGTGTGTGCGAGTGAATATTCTTTCTTCGCCATAAATTACCTTTCCTTTCTACAATATAGCCTGAACAACTTTATTGTACACGGAAAGGTAATTTTTTTGTATAACAATCGACGCGCACCCGCATAGCGGGTGGTTCATTGTTTCGCCCATCTCCATTTTTCGGAACAACGAAAAACTCCAATGGGCTCAACAGACTAAAGTCCATAACATAAAAGAGGACCTTTCGTTCATTTTGAACGAAAAGTCCTCTTTTTCCGTAGAGTCTGTTATTTCACAGCCCCTTTTAAAGCAGGGGATGAGGGACTCGAACCCCTGTACCGCTTTTTATATAGAAGAAACTCTTTTCACGTACATGCAAAACATCGCATAAACACTGGATTCTTTACTTTTTCGATTGTACCAAGAACGAAACATTTACACCATTATACAACACGATGCAACACGAAATACAACACGAAGATGATACAATATTCCCTCCCAGATTGCCAGTCTGGGAGGATTTTTCTTTTATTTTACCCTGAGTTTCTGCCCTACATAAATCTTATTTGGATTTGCAATACCGTTCATCTGTGCAAGCTTCTGGTATGTCGTTCCGTATTTAGCAGCAATACCAGACAAGGTATCTCCAGAGCGCACTGTATAATACACAGCTCCGTTGCCTTTTTCATTAATCTTATCTTGCACTGCTTTGTACTTGCCTCCAAGGACAATCTCTCTGGTCTTTCCATTGCCATATTTGCCTTGCATTACTTCTTTTACAAGCGTGTCTGCAGATGTGCTTGCTATGTGGTTAATAAAGCCTTGCACTTCCTGGTATCTGGTGCCTAGGGCATTCTTTCTGTCCTGTCCTGCACCATATTTACCCTGCATTACTGCAACTGCCAGATTTAACGTTGTGCCGGATGGAGCAGGGCTTGGTGTAGGCGCTGGGGTCGGTTTCTGCTCTGTTGCTCCTGCATATTTATCCCAGGCCGCCGCATCCATATAAGCCTTATTCATGTCCAGGTTGCCATTATAGCCTGGTAATCTTCCGGTACCACTATACTGGTGGATAGCAAGGCTCTTAAATGCTCCATAGCCTTTTCCGTCTATCCAGGGCTTGTCCCGGTATCCGTTCTGCGGCTTGGCATTTGGATATTGTGCCATCCACAGTGGGTATCCTGCCTGTGCTACGGATGTCCAATCGTATTCTCTTGTAACGGATGCGCTTGTATACAGAAATGCTTTCACACCTGTTTTCTGATATACCCTGTCTAAAAATTCTTTTGCCCAGGCAACACCAAGAGGAAGCTCCTCTTCCCAGTCTAAGACCAGGATTGCCTTGCCGATATAGCTTTGTACAGTCTTTACGAAAAAGTCTGCTTCTGCTGCTGCACTTCCCTTGCATCCTTTTTCTCTTGCATAGTGGTACACCCCAACTTTCTTTCCGGCGCTAATAGCCTGGTTCATGGCTCTGTTATAATCTGGATTTATATATCCGGTTCCTCCGGTGGCTTTTACGATTACAAAATCACAAGGGACTGCATTTAAGTTAATCCCTTTCTGCCAGCTACTAATATCAATTCCGTTCATGCTCATGTTTTTCTTCCTTTCTGCTTTCCAGCTTAACAAAATGGAGGGCTTTATTTGCCCTCTGCAACTTCTGGAATACCTGCTACACTTGTAAGTACACTTACCACGCCTGCCACTACCGCACTAGATACCACCATCTGCCAATCTACTGCAGAAATTACTGCCCCGGTACCAATCACTGCAACGGCTGTCTGTGCCATTGTTTTGACCGCTCGGATTCCTGCCGCTTTTAACCATTTCTTTGTATCTACGGATACTTTTAATACGCAATTCCTAAACATACTCATTTCCTCCTTTACATGCCAATCTGAGAAAAGATAAATCCGACTGTGATGCTGATTACTGCCGTTAAGACGTATCCAACAACTTTTCTCCACATTTCGCCATCTCGGCTTTCCAATTCTTCCAGCCTTGTTTCCTGTCTGGACTGGCTCTGTGCCATCTGCTCAACGGACTGAGCAAGGCTCTGCACGGATGCAGTCAACTCCCCAATCTGCCGGACAGTTTCTTCCAGATCACCCAGCCTGTGGTTCATTCTCTTGTGCTCATCTTCCATTCTCCGGCGGAATTCCTCATGCTCCGCCCTGCTGATAGGTGTGTCCATATGCTATCTCCTTTTATTTTTTTTGCAATAAAATAAGACCCGTTAAGGTCTTGCACGTATTTCCATATGTATTTTCCTTTCCTGTTTGCTAAACTATATAACCCTTTAATTTACTACATGATTTCTTTCCAGATTTCCGCACCTACACCAAACGCTCCCGGTTCCCAAACATTATTCGCAACCATAGATTCCCATTTCTTCCCGTTGTGGGAAACCTTACTACCAACTTGGTATTTTACTGGTGGGATTCCATTGTAAGGCTCCCATGCAGGATATTCTTCCTGTGGTGTTGGTTCTGGTTCTGGAACAACTGTACCTCCACTTTCTACAGTTTCCTTGATTTTCTGTACTGTAGCACTTAAAGCAGTTACTGTTTCTTCCAGTGCAATATGCTTTTTAGAGAGTTCTTCAATCTGCTTCTGCAATGGAGCGTTTGAATTTTCTGGATTAGCATTTGCCTGAGCAAACGTTACCAGTTCGTTTTTCTGCTCCTCTGTAATATTTCCTTGCACCCAAAGAGTATCAATCTTTTTAAGCATGTCATCCAAATTGTATCTTTTGAAATTAATTACATTTTTAAAAATTTCGTACATAAACATCTTCCTTTCTTATAATAATGCAATCTGTGTGTTTACAATAGCTTGGTTAAGTTCTTCAAATTTCTTGTCTATGTATTTCTTTGTGTCTGCAATGTATGTAAGTTCCATTTCTGCATCTCCATTGTTAGATACAGAGGTCGTAGGGTAGTTAGTGTGTAAGGATTTAAAAGAAGAAATAGTTTCCAGTGCAAGGTCATGTTCTACTGACGTCTCAAGCACTCCGCATACTTCAAAATTAGTCCCTATTTTTTCAAATAAAGTGTTGACTTCTTCCAGTGTTTTAGTTGAATCCTTATAATATATTCCGTCAGCTGCTAAAGCAAATGTATTATCTTCCTTATTTCCCAAAGTGCTCCATTTTGCAATAGAAGAAATAGCAGAAATATTGCCTCCCTTAAATATTTCTCTGAATATTCCTATGTCAAATACTGAACATCTGCCATTTTCATCTCTTTTGTTAAATACAACCTGTTTAAGAGGTTTTAGCTTTTTTACTCTTTGTATATACTTTCCACGTTCTAAATCAATCTCATCTGTTACCCACTGTTGTCCTGTGGTGTCTGTGTAGTTCCCACCAGAATCTACTTTTATTCCTGGCAAGCCGTTTGGAGTGGAAAGAGTGAGCGACTGGTTAAAATACGATTCATAAGGCAATACGCTTTCTCCATGGTTTAACATAATGTCATAAAACTCTGCACTTTGTCCGCTTTTGTTTATGTCAAATCTTAAATATATTCTATCTCCTTCTTTTATTTCGAATTGTGTCCAATTTTTATTTCCAGTAGAGTGAAAACGTGTACTACCATTATTGTGTATGCAAACGAACATTTCTACTGTATCTGTTCCATTTGTAGCACCAAAAGGTTTGTTACTATTATAAGATAACGTATATTTGCCAGGTAAAAGTTTCAGCATATCGTCTGGTTTATTTATAATATTAACTATCGCTTCTTTTCCAGTAGAAATCTTACTGTTAAATATAATTTTATTACCAGATACCGACAAGGATAAAGTTGTATTATCAACTTCGTATTTTTTAACAGTATTGATATCAAACAAATTCCCTGTATTAATCTTGATATCAACATTGCCTTTCTCTCCAACACTCACAATTGGAACCGGGGCATCCAGCGACGGAACACCGTTCTGCTCACTCTTACCGAATACCCTTAGATTCTGAAGCGGCAACTTTGCACTGTCTTTAACTTGGATTACACCCCCCCCCGAAATTTTCTGACTAATTAAAGCGTTTTGAATTTCGAGGATTTGTTTTTGCAGAGATTGATTCTCTTCTTTAATTCTCTTTCCGATATATGCTTCCGTGTCCGCTACATACTCAACAGATATTTCGTTTTCTGATGTCAGCACGGTTGTAGGGTAATTTGTGTGAATTGTCTTTAATTGCTCGCTATCAACTGGAGCGGTAATTACTTGCTCCACATACTCTTCGTATTCATCATTTTCCCCAGCAGAAAGACAGTATTTCAGTCCCTCTTTTGGAGAAAGCCAATTCTCATACCCTTTTATGTTCTTTTTTATTGTTGAAGACCTTTTTGTCTGTCCTTTATCAATAGCAAACCATATATTCTCGCCATTTTCATCTATAAACTTAATATTCCCACCTTCACTCAATTCTCCGTTGGTGATAAGTGTAAATAGCGTACCAGCTTTTGCTTCGAATGGAATGAATACATTATACTTTTCTATTTTTAAAATATTCTTCCCTGTAATTATGATTTTTCCTGTTCCAGACAATGCTTTTATTGGAAGGTTCGAAGAATCATTTATAATGATAGTTTTTCCTGATGCTTTTTTTATTATTGCAGGAGCTTTATTTCCTATATCTTCCTTTAGTTTAGCAATGCCCGTTTTATTTTCTTGTATCTGCTCCCGGTCTGCCATAATCTCCTGTGCCGCACCCTGCACAGCTTGTACCTGCTTTTCTCCTTCTGCGGAGACATTCCCGGCCTGGGTTGTCCCTTCTGTCTGTACTGCCTTGATAGCTTCTGCCTTTGCTGTTTCTACCGCCTGCGTAGCTGTACCCTGTGCCGCCTTAACAGATTCTACAGCATCATTTCCGGCAGTTTGCACACGCTCTGTCTGTGCCTGTCCAGCGTTGTTCACATCTGCAAGGGCTTGCTGTGCTGTAATGCCAAAGTCCTGCACAGTCTTATCTACAGCATTCTTATTGTCTAAGATTTCCTGCCCCATCTGCTGTACAAGTTTTTTAGCCTGTTCTACCGCAGTCTTGTCTTGTCCTGTCTTCTGTGCTGCTAATTCTGCATTTCCTTCGGCTGTTTCCGCTCCTGCCTGGGCTGTTTCTGCCCTTGTAGCAGCTTCCTCAGACTTTTGTTCGGACAGAGCTGCATTTGTAGCGGATGTCTGTGCCTGTTTCGTAAGACCCTCTACCTTTACCACCTGTTCCTCTATCCCAGATACCGATTCTACAAGTCTTTCGACCTCTTTTCTGTCTGTATCTGTTTTCGCAGAATCTTCTCTTGCCTGATCAGAATAATATTTCGCATTATCCTGTGCCCTTTCCGGCAAGTCCTCTCTTCCATGTGCCCAGCCCTCTGCCTGCTTCTCGGATTCTGCGGAACGTGCTGCGGATTCATTTACCGCTTTTATTGCTTCCCGGAATAATTCCGCATCCTCCGGGCGGTCAAAGGCTTCTGGCTTCGACCTTGCTTTTACCTGTATTTTAATTCTTCTTGTTGTTTTTCCGCTTGAGCTGTCTGTCAGGTACACGAATACATAGATGCTGTAATTCATATCCGTATCATTGTTTTCCAGCATAGAATCCGGAATTGTTACATCTGTCACACCATCTTTCGTTGTTCCGATTCGAGGAACAGTAGTACCTCCTGTCTCATCCAGCCCAAAATGGATTTCCACCGCAGTCGGAAGGTTTAATCCCTGGATACGGAGCACCTGGCCGTAATCGTACTGGTCTAAGCCTTCCACATATTTTGTTTTCTCGTCTTGTGTAAAATTTGCAATCACCATTCCTGTTACACCTCCAGTACATCTTTTGCATTCTTAAACTTCTCCTGCTTCTTGAGCCAGTGATATGCTTTTTGGACAATGTTCCCTTTAAACATTTCTGAATTTTCATCGTAATTGAAAGAAATGTATTCAGATTCGACATACGGAAATGCGTAATCTTCCCCCTGTAACGTTTCCGTATGATCTATCTTCGCATAGTCCTTTTCTTTTTTTCGGCCATCAGCATCTATGTAGGACTCCACAAGAATCGTGATCTGCTGATTAACCTGCACATTTACAAGAGAAATTCTGTGATAAGTTAAGGTCACACCGTTTTTTGATACAATTGTTTTATTTAGTGCCATACTTCCTCCTATACACCGTAGATGCATCGCAATACAAATCTATTATTTTCATATCTCACTCCGCCTGCTGTATAAGCTCCTTGATTTGCATTGTCTCCTATTACTTTCGTGTCGTAAAATGCCAGCATCTTCCTGCCGAAACCAACCGCATCCGCTCCACCAGACAGATTAAAGCAGTACTTAGCCCAAGGATGTTGCTCTACGAATTTCTTTGGAATAAACTGGGTATTCCACCACCAATCCCCCGGTTTATTGTTAACTGTATCAAAAGCAGAAAACACAAGGATGATTCCGTGTGGCTGGCTCAGGATAGATTCTGTAAGCACTGCCTGCTCTGAAGCATTCATGATCAGTTCTCCACTCCACAGGACGTTCATATTTGCGTATTTGGTCAGGTCATTCTTTTCGTTAATTGTAATATTTGTAGCATGTAGGTTCATTCCGCTTGGGCGAACCCGAAGGAAAGTGATGCCACTTACAAGCTGAGAAAACAATGTAGACCACAATTCTACCCCATACTCATCCCGGAGTTCCTGAATCGGTCCGACACCGCCAATGGTTCGGCTTTCGTACTTGTCAAAAAATGTCATGAGGTTTTCTTTGATTTCAAGGACTTTTACACCATTTAAAAAGTTATTGATGTCAGCAGAATTTACTTTTCCGAGGTTTGACGTAATTGCACTTAGAGTCTGTACATTAAGGTTTTTCACAGAAACATAATATAGTTCCCACGACGATCCATTCCAACTTTTAATCGGTTCACCATTTGCAACCTGCCAAAGTTGTCCAACTTCCGGATTCGGTGGTGCTGTTGGAGATATAATAATGCCGCTGCTCCCATTTTCACCTGCTACGCCTTGCTCGCCACGGTCTCCTTTTTCGCCTTTAATCCTGCTCCAATCATAGTCCTGATAATTAGATGAACCACTGATGTTGAAATCCGTATATTGCCCAATATAGCTTTTATTGATAGAATCGGAAGTTGAAAAACCTACAGACCCGTCTGCACTATCAGCATATGCGATATGGAGGTATGAAGTCTTTCCGTTTTCTCCGTCTGCGCCTGCAGCTCCTTGGTCCCCCTTATCGCCTTTGATTTTCGACCATTTAAACACTTTAGGGTCACTCAAATCCACAGCATCTGATATCTTATTTTCAGCAATTCCCATGTAGATTTTACCGTCTGGAAATAATGAAATGCCGGAGCCCGATTCATCATCCGCATAAGCAATCCATGTATAAAATGTTTTGTTTGCTGAAAGCTCTTTGAATTTTTCGGCCAAAAGCTCCACTTCTCTTGATATTCCACTATTTTTTAATATGTACTCTCCGAATGTAGCTGTTTTAGTTTTTTCTGTATCAGACGTTTCTAGTTTTAAAAGGCGTGTATTTAAATATAAACCAATATCATCGTCAATGATTGTTACTCTGTCACCTATCTGGACATTTTCCGGAAGTTCAACTATATCCGCTTCATAATTGATATCAACATCACAAATAGATTTTAGCTTTGCAACAGCTCTTTTGCACAATTCACTCTGTAATAACGTATCGTAGGAATATGTTTTTACAATATGCCCAACATTTCCTAAAATCTGGTGCGGTTCATCTTTCCAAACATACCTTGACCATTTTTCCAAAGCCTTTCTTGAACATATTTTGTCACCATCTACATAAAAGTCCCCATCATCGTATTTATACCCTTTTAGAGTTATAGGAACGTCTGAATCTTCTGGTGTTCCCCCTGTTACAAGCAAAGCAGTAGCAAGTTCTGTGATAGATTGTTTTACTACAATCTTTTCAACCTCTTTCCCTTTTCTAAGCTGTACATCTGTTTCAATGCCACGTTTTTTGTGTATATTTATCAATTTCCTTGTTACTTTTAATCTTTCGATTTCAAAGCTGTACGAAATCTCAGCGTGATCAAATTGCTTTGCTACGCTCGCAAGCCTTTCTGTAACAGTTGCTTCCCCCTCCCATTTAAGTTTCCTCGATAAATGTGGAACTTCATTTCTACCAACAACAAATCCGCTGTCGTAGGCGAATTTATTTATATAATATTCAATTGAATACGCTTTATCTGCTTCGTAGTTCCCCACCACCTCATTTAAAAGGTCTAGCCCTGCATCTTCTGCATATACACTCACCTCCTGGCTTCCTGTATCGGATTCACTTTCTGTAATTGTGTAGAACTCATTTTCTTTTCCGCTTTTGCGTAAAATATAATTTCCACTTCTTGTGCATTCTTCTACCTTACGCCTATTTTCTCTTGAATAAGAAAATGTAGCTTCAAAAGAAGCTACTCCGCTTTCGGTGTCTTCAACTTTAAGGTCTGAAACAATTTCAATTCCTTTCTTAAGCTTTGTGCTCGCCATCCCGAGAATATTCAATTGTCTATCTGCAAAGTAAAGAATCATAAGAACACCTCTCTGTATTTCACTTTAAATTTCGGTTCATATCCTTGCTTCACAAAGCTTGAATATGCCGTTCCAATTTGATTAATCCCTTGTTTAAGGTAAAAATCTTCCCAATCATTTCCAAGTGCCCCTAGCCCTTGTTCTAAAATTCCATTGCGGTAGATATTTCCGCTTTCACAATCAGCGATCACTTTATCGTTTGGAGTAAATACATTTTTAATATCAATAGTTGCTTCCTTTACATCTTTAATAACTTTAGCATAATGTAGCCCATTATCTGTCAGCACCGGTTGCTGTGCATGCTGCCCGAATAAAAAGGTGATGGAATCAACTCCAGTATCGGTAATTGATTGATCCGTAAATTTTTTACAAATTCCGTTCACTGTAAATGTTATTTCTGCTCCATTCTTCTCTATCAGGGTTGCGGTGCGATCATTGAACCAAAAGTTCCCGTGTGCAACATCTACATCCGTCTTGTATGCAACTGCTCCTTTTACAAAAAAGTATATCGTTGCATTACTTCCATATCCACCCTTCACAATGCTAACACCTGCAATTATCTGTTTCCCGCCAACTAATAGTGCCTGAAATACACCCACCTGGCTAGCTCCATCCCAGCCGGAACCAATAGCAAAGGTATTAAAATAAAGCAGTTTACAATTAACTGCGTTTTGGATTGTTCGTGTGACAGATGCACCATGCCAATATGTGCCAGTTCCAAATTCTCTAGAGGTTAAATAATATCTGCTCGGTGCATAGCTCTTATATGCATTTATTACCATGCCAGAACATACTGTTTCAGGCAAAACCCCCGACTCGTCACCGGGTTTATCCGTTCTTTCAACTTTAAACTTTATCCCAGATAATGTAGTAGCTTCTGAGCTTAAGTTTCCAATTGAGAATGTTGCGTTTATCGTATAACCTGTGTTTCCATACCATATTTCCTCGGTTTTTTTTAGATATACCTCCTGCCAAACTCCACCTATCATAATTTTTGCTTTTAATGCATTCGAGCTCCCGAATATTGCTGTTGCTTCCTTTAATTTCACTGTGATTGCAATGGAGATGTCTGCTGTTTTTTCAGTTCTGTTTGTTGCCCTTGCTTTTACAGTATAATAAAAAATAATATCCCCGCTAGTTGTCGCTTTATTCTCCAAAAGAATTCCGTATGTGTCTCTATTTATCGCCGGAGCATCGTAAGAAGAAATTCCCATTCCGGCTACTCCGGTTTGAACAACATCTGAGCCTGTTGTAACTCCTATATTTTGCTTCCACTTTGCCTGAGCGGTTGCCCCGTAACTATCATGATTGCTAAAAACTGAGTTGACAAGAGTTGTTGTACTCGGTGGAATATAAGAGGAATCTAGTTCATTAGGGTTTCCTAGTTGTATTATTTTCTCGTTTTCATTAAAAAAAGCAACAAATCCACATTCTCCATTTGCAGACAACGACGTTTCATTATCATTCTCTTCATGGAAGTCTACACACAGTTTAGGGAATGATTTATAAGTCCCGCCATAATCAACCAGTATCGTATTGCTATTTTGATTTCCAAACGCTTCATACTCAGTAACGGAATATTTAAACGGATCAGCACAAAAGATTTCAAACTCTCCAACCACACAATTTCTGCCCTCTTCCACTTCACCAATTTCCGTCACTGTCCCGATATAAAACTTATCTTTTTCATCATTAAATATCAAAGTTGCTTCGTTTGCACTAAGAATATATCCAAGCATGTTATATGATTCTCGGTATTCTTCTGCACTTTTTGCCAGTAGTTGGTATCTTACGGTAATGATTCTCGGCGGATATCTTTTGCTTTTATTAACCGCACCATCTCTTGCTTTCATTTCGTAATAATCCAACTCGGATGCCAGGGCTTCTCTTCCTTTCGTCGATAAAGTTCGATATCCCCGTACCATATTTTCTATATACTCTCCATTAATATTTAAGGCTTCTGCGGGCAATGCATCGCCGCTCGAAGCCTCATTTACATCTATAAATTTATACATTGCCCTACGCCTTTCCTTGTTTTCTTCTATTTCTGCGTTCACGCTTATTAAGTTCGTCTTCTGTGTACTTAGCTGTTGTCTTCGCAACCTCTTTTCCGTCAATCTCTACAGGGACAATAATAGTGTAGTTTGCATTTTTTTCATATACACAATCATCACTTAAATCCGATGTAGATATATTTCCCGCTAATGCCAAATCAGGTTTTTTGATAGAAGAAGGAATATGAATTAGTTTCATGGATGTTCTTTTCGCTTCACCGAACATTTTTTTCATCCCTTCAACGTACCCTTCTCCCCAATACTGTCCCAATTTATCAGAGACTTTAGACGGGCTGTGAATTTTAGCTTTTGCACGTATTGCTTTTTCTGCTGCGGCCGCTAGCTGTGCAGCGATGCTTTGTACTCTCCCAAGAGATGCAGCCATGCCATTCGCCAGTCCTGCTCCGATGTTGTATCCACAACTATATGCTCCTGATTCTGTCTTTTTAAGTGCAGACAAAACAGAGTTAGAGATCTGATTAGAGGTTGCTATAGAAAGCGTTCCTCCTGCTAAAAGTCCTGCGTTGAATTGATTCATAGCCAACTTTATAGTGTCCGGTAACTTGTCTGTTCCGTTTTTTACTCCGTCGTTTATTCCATCTCCAACTTTTTTCCCTGCATTTTTAGCTTTTCCTGCTGCACCTGAAAAGGTGCTAATTAATTTATCTACAGCTGATTTCGCCTTGTTTCCAAGAGCGTCTAAGCCCTCATTTACAATCGACACAGAATCTTTCATGCTTGTAATAGATTTTTTTGCTGTTTTTGCATTACTAGCAATGGATTTCATGCTGGAATTCACAGCTACTAAAGATGCTGCCATAACGGCTGTTCCTGCACTTGCCGCTAACATAGCAACTCCAAACGCAGCTACCCCTACTGTTGCTGCCACAATTCCAATTCCGAATGCCACAAAAGAAGCTGTTATCAACAAAAGTGATGCACCTAATGCAACTGTCACTGCAAATAACGCAGTAAAAGCTACAACACTGCTCATTGCTCCTGAGCATACTAATGGCAAAGCAGATGCCAATACAGTTACGGATGCAGCTGTTACTGCCAGACCGGCCCCTAAGGCTATCGCTCCTGCAGCTAGTACCAAGACTCCGGCCCCTGCTACCAAAGTAGCTGCACCTACTACTAAAAGTCCCGCTCCAAGCAGTAATGCCCCTGCACCGGCTACTGCCGCACCAGCTGCAAACACGCCCATCGACACACCCAATGCAGCAATAGCAACCGCCCCTTGTAATCCATATTCCACAAGAGCCGGAAGGGCTGTTGATAAAATCACAATAGCTGTCGAAGCTAAAATCGCACTAACACCCACAAGAACAAGTGCAGCTCCAAATGCGAGAAATCCAACAGCTCCTGCTGTTAAAGCTGGTCCTAAAGCAGCTGCTCCAGCTGCCAAAAGTGCAATCGCCGCCACCATACCTACCATTACACCAATAGCAAGAGGTCCCGCATTTGCCAGGGCTATAGATGTGGCTGCAAGTACGGCAAATGCTGCACTCACAACTAAGATAGCTGCCCCAAGGACTAAAAATGCAGTGGCTGTTTGAACTAGACTTTTGCTTCCTTTCATGGATTTAAGCAAAAACATCATGCCCACAGCAACGCCTGCTACTGCCACAGCCATTCCCACTAAAACACCAATTGCAAGTCCACCTGATTCCGCTACTGCTACCGCAGAAAGAGCAAGTAATGCAAACCCGCTGCTTATAAGAAGAACCGCTCCCGCCATCATCATAAATGCTTGTGCTGATTTTAGAATTGAACCAGAACTGGATTTACTTGCTGATCCAGTTGCTTTAGTTCCTGCTGCAATACCAAATAGTTTTCCAGCCAAGCTTGCAATTCCTTTTCCAGCAAGCTTTACAATAGCACCTGAAAATGCACTTACGAATGGAACAACCGCTTTCACGATTTTGAATCCTTTATATGCAAGCAATAATTGCGGTAAGTGCTGCAACACCAACGCAATTTTATCTGCATTATCTTCCAAGAATCCCGCAAATGTTTTTAGGTATCCGGCTGCTACTTGTACAGCATCTCCAAAACTTTTAATACTGGTATCGAAACCAATTTCTCCTGTAAGTTCCGAAAATGCTGCCCCGACCGCAGAGAAAGCATCTGAAAATGCAGTTCCTACGCCAGACATATTTGTAATAAAAGCATCCCAATATTTAGAAACCGTTTCGAGCCCTGTTTTTACCTTACCCGCAAGGGCATTTCCATCTATCTTATCAAAAGCACCAGATAGTTTTTCAACAGCTTTAATTCCGTATTCCGATATCACATTAAAGGTAGGGAGTAATTTATTACTTGCCGTCTCTGACAATCCATCCATTGCCTGTCCAACAGTCTTGTATTGTGTTGCCATTTTCATGAAGGCGTCACTGGTTCCCACTTCTGCTATTGTATCTAAGAAATCTTCTGTTTTAACTTTTCCGGCTTGAATATCTGAAATGAGCTGTTGTGTTGTTTTCCCCATTGCTTTTGCTACTTGTGACATTCCTGCTGGAGTTTGTTCCAACATCAATTTAAAATCTTCCCATGCTACTTTGGGTTTTGCTGCCATTTGAGTTGCTTGCTGCGAAAGAGTTTTCATGGCCTGTTGCGGGTTTTCTGCTGCTGCTGCCAAACCGCCGAATCCTTTTACTAATTTTTCTGTATTTTTTGTCCCTACAGCGGCAAGCTGTGCAAAAGTAGAAGCCATATCAGATGCAGAATAAACAGTATCAGCAGCAAAATTTTGCAAAGAATTCTGGATATCTGCAATCTCAGCCTGGGGCTTTCCGTTCATAGACATATTTCCTTGGAAAGTTTTCCAGGCTGCAGACGCATTTCCCATTTCGGATACCATATTACCAATTCCACCACTTATGACAGAAAAAGCTTTTTGCCCAGCTCCCATCATGATTCCAAATCCAAAGCCACTGGTAATGGTCTCTTTTAACTGGTTAGCTGAATTTATAGCCTTTTTAAATGTACTGGAAAAGTTTGCATCTTTCGCCGATAGAATTGCCTTTACAGAAAAACTCTCTGCCATAGATTCAGCCTCCCTTCTTTAAAAATCTTCCAATCCCAGAAAATCTATCCTGAGATTTCTTTTTATTCTTCACTCTATCTATTTGTCTCTCATAATCAAAGAATTTACTAAACTTCTGATATACCGGTCTAGTTTTATTCTTGCCTACTCTTTTCTCTGCTTTTACAGCGTAATTCAAAAAAGCCTGCCAGTGTGTCCAATACTCTTGATCTACCTGTCTTAATTCCAAAGCTTCCATAAGAAGCTCATATTCCGGTATTGTGAGCTTATTCACCTGTTCCAGACTTTGAAAACCAAGGTATCGGAAGCAATTTATTGCCATTTCCCTATATACCTGTTCAAAATCTTCTTCTATTTCTCCGCATTCTTCGCTGCTTCCATCTGTTCTGCTTTGGCAATGTCCCTTCTGATATTTTTCACTGTGTTCTTCGTAGCATTTGTTTTCTCTAAAAAATCCAGCACCTCATCAAACAGACTATCAATATCGGTACTCTCTTCTTCAATGTAGGTATCTAAAAGTGGCTTTGTAACCCTTGGATTCATACCTTTATTTGCAGTATCCAACACTTCTTCCAGCTGTTCTAAATCCCCATCCATAATGCCGGCCACAGCATACCGCAGTCCAACTTCTTTGCTTTTCCCTTTAATGCCTTCTTCTGGAATAATCAGTTTTTTATTCATTTCTCTTAAAAATCCCATTCCAAAATTAAACTGATACACCTGTCCGTTAATTGTTAATTCCATCATAATTTTCATTCTCCTTCTTTTGCGATATCTTTAAATCCATACAATTCAATCATTTCCTGCTGCTCTACCGTAAGTGTTACTTCTCCGTCTGCTCCAGTTCCTTCAACTCCAAATGTCAGAGAACATTCTACATAATCCTCTGCACCGGATGTCTTTTCGAACTCCGTAACATATCCCTGATAATAGGTTGCTTTGTATTTATTTTGTGTAGTTCCAGCCTCTGCGAGGTTGATTTCCCAAATCTCCACTTTCCCTTCTTTTACCAAAGCGTCGCGAAGCTTCTGGATCATCGTGTCTTTTGCTGCTAAAAGTGCTGTGGTAGTAATTTCAATTTCTACACTTCCTGGTGTTCGAATTGGTCCATCTTTCGTTTCTGTGGTATCTGCATCACGGCTCATGGAAGTGCTGTTTTCTGTAGTAAAAGCCAGATGTGTAGCTGCTTCTTTTTTTGCATCAGCCAGCATTCTGTACATATAAACAATTTTCTTTCCAGATACTGCTTCTGCAAATAACTGTAATTTGTATCTATTCATGCTCATTTCCTCCTAACTAAAAGCAAACTCTACTTCCAAAATCCCATGAAGAAGTGGAGTTTTTGTTGTAGTGTCTGTTATAATTCTCTGATTCACATTCTTTACGAACCACGAGTAATTTTTTGTTTTTTCTATCCTGCGACACATAATTTTGATTTCCTGTAGCATCTTCGATATAGTTCCCCGTTTCTTTGGGCTGCTGTGCCAGATATGGATAGAAGGGTATGTGCTGCCGATAACCTCTGTTTTTGTGCTATGGTCTGTCTGCTGCATATCCCCAAGATAAACAAAAGGATATGGTGTATTCTCTGGTGGAAGTTCTCCGTCAAATACGTCATATCCCAATGCTTTGATTCTTAATAACAATTCTGTGAAGATTTCCTGCTGTGGGTCCATGGTATCACCTCGTCAATTTCTTCATGTCATTTCGGAACTTATCCTTCTGATCCTCGAAAGCTGGTCGCATATAAGGCTGTGCCTTCATGTACCTGGTTCCATATTCCACATATCCTGCATATTCTGCAGTTGCTTCAGATTCTGCAGTTAAACCGTTGTCTCGCATTTCCAGCCCTACACTTCTACGCAAGTGACCAGTGTCAATAGGGGCATTTCTCTGTGCTTTTGCCTGCATCTCGGCTCCATTGTGACGCACTACTTTCTTTACGTCCTCCATGGTTGCGTTTCTTCTCAGCTTCTTTTGCAGCTTTTCCACGCCTACAATCTTTACTTTTGGCATCCCTGCACCTCCGATACAACAAACGTATGCTTCACCCTAAGCTTCCTAGAAACATCCACCTGGTAGATGGTCTTTCCGATGCGTATGCGGCTGAATGGAACGTTATAATGGTTTTGAAGCTGTATGGTAAGGCTTCCCTGCTTAATACTGCCATAGAGTAGTCGCAATGTCTCCTCTCCCGTATTTACAACAGATGCAAGACGTTTCGTTTCTTGTATGGTATCTTCACGGTAATCTCCAGTTTCCGGGTCATATCCGCCAGGAGTGATTTCTTGGAAATAAACTGGTGCATCATATCTCATATCCAAAGAATTCCTCCTTTTGCCTCATCCTGATTATGGGTTTCTTTATATGCTCGTATATCGTCCATATAAGCTGTAAAATCAGATTCCTGAAAATTTTGGCTTTCTCCCTCTACTGTGTGAGTAGAAAGCCCTTCTGAACCAATACGGTTATATCTGGCAATAGAAACTTCCATTATGATGTAGTTTAGTTCGTCCTTTGGGTCTATGCCTCCAAGAAGCACTCTTAATCTAGATTGGGTAGCACTCAGAATCCAAGATAATTGGGCATCCATGGATTTATCATCTTCTGAAAGTCCAAGCATCTGTTTTATTTTTTTCAGCATACATACACCTTCTTAGGCTCTTGCTGTCACAACAGCTGTTCCAGCTTTCATTGCCTGGTACTCTGCATTACACTCCACTACAGTAATGTTTTTTCCTGTTTCTGCAGTAATATCTGCGGTTCCATCCCACACAGACCATGTTTTCACATTTTGTCCATATGCAACACTCACTTCCTCTTCAGAAATTTTATACTTGTATGTATTGTTTTCTGTCTTTGAAGGAGTCACCGTAATTTTAGTATCTCCTTTGGAAGTACCTGCTGCTGACTGAACAGTAAGTTTTTCTAACTTAGATTCTCCTTTTTCCAATTTCGCAAAGGCTTCATCTTTTACGATCATAAATCCTACATCCATGGTTACTCTAAGGGCTACTAATTCCTGTTCAAACAGGTTTACTGGTGTACCATCCTCATTTTTCAGTGTAGATAACTGTGCAGATTCATCCAGCTTGTAAGACATACCAAATGGAATTCCATAGTACATATAATCGAAATCTCCTGCGTAGAGATTTCCTTTTGCCATACCTTTCAGATCCACAACCGGAAGTCCGTCAATGGTATTAGCACCCCTGTCATACAGACTTTCCACGATTACTCCATTCTCGATTTTATGTACATTCCGAAGAGTGCTGCGATTCTTTTTGGTAGAAATAAATGCATTCACATCGTAATCTGCATCGTTTAATGCATCTTCCATGGAAAGGACATTATCGTAATTAATACCTCCGCTAATTACATTACCTGCTGCTACTGCAGATTCTTCCAAAGACTGAGGAAATGGATTATCTACATTTCGGATAGCTGCATCATCAAATTTCTGATAGAAAGCTTCTGCAATCTTTGGTTTCATCTGCTCAAAGAAATCAGACATTTTATAATGCAAAAATTCTCTGGAACATGGGATAATAACACCCAGCTTCTTAGCAACCATCTTAGCTTTCATCCACTGTGGTTTAGATGTCTGGATTTTCTCACCCTCACCTACCCAGTAAGCTCCTGGTCCTTTTGCGAAGTATTCAAATTCTTTCTCTTTTCCGTCCATCTCTTCGTATTTTGCAAGCTGCATTACCTTGCTTCCATGGATGATTTCTTTTAAAATCAACTTGTTGTACTTTTCGGGGATAGTACCATCTTTTTGTTCGTACATCGTTACGTTGTCTGGGTTGATTGTCTGTGCAAATAACTGCATTCCATATTTTTTATTTTTGTTCATATTTTCTTTACCTCCACTATTTAATAATCCTTGCTTCTCTTGCCATATCTCCAATGCCAAGATTCTTTGTTCCTGCTGAAAAAGCCCCACCCTCTTTTGGTGTGCTTTGTCTGGCCTTGGACTTAACAGCTTCATTTACTGCCGCATTAAAAAGTTCTACAAAGGAATCTACCGCTTTTTTTGTTTCTCCAGCATCCTTAGATACCATAAAAGCAAGCAACTCATCAGAAATATTGATATTCTTTTCAGACAGCATTTTTCTCGCTTCATCCCTCATGTTAGACAAAGCCTTCTCATTTTCCAGTTCTGCAATCTTATCTTCCAGCTGCTTGTTTTTATAGTCTGCCTTTTCCTGAGCATTCATTTTTGCCAGTTTCTTTGCTTCATCGTCTTCTTTTTGTTTTTTCTTTTCCCACTCAGCAAATTTCCGGTTAATGATTTTGTTTACATCCTTGTCCGAGTATTTTTTCTCATCCTCTGGATCATCCTCTTCATCATCTTCCTGTTCCTTTGTTTCAGGATTATTTCCGTCAGCACCTTCATTTCCGGAATCTCCATCTGAACCTTCAGAACCTTCTGCAAATAACTGCAGCATCATAAACTTTTTAAATTTCATTTTCTTTTACCTCCGATTTTTTAATCTATCGCGTTGATTCCCGTAGCTTATAGTTTCCACGCCTGACTTCTCCATAGCTTTTTATGTCTTCCATGCCTAGACAATCCGAACATTGTCCGGAAACTCATCCGCAATCATGCAAATGCCAATGAAAAAGGAATCCACCAGAGTTTTTGCTTTCTCTGAAAGATTCCTATACTTTATATCAGCCCTTCCGGGCGAGATATCACATTCTATTTTGTCCTCAGTCAAATCTTCTATGGATTTTACTAAGGTTTGTGTAAGGGCTGTCACTCCTGCACACACAATATCCTTGCCTTCTTCTGCATAATTCGCATGGCCGGATATCTGAATTTTATCTTTGCGGACACTTACCGCAATCATTGTTCCATCACTCCTTTGCTGTTCCGGTCATTCCCTGCCGGTGGGAGACTACTGGATCACCGCCTTTCTACAGATAACCGCTTACCATCAAAGCAAACCACATCACCGATTTTGGCTGTCTGGTCATTTATCCTCACCCCTTTCAATACCTCTGCTCCGTCACAGATGGCATACAGAAATTTTACTGTTTTATAGTTTATACGGTCTTCCAGCCACTTCGGTGCTAGCATATCCGCATCTTTTGTTATGATGTATTTCTGTATCATTCCTCTGTGTGACAGGTATTCGTGAGTTTTTTATAAACATCCTCATAAAGTTCCTGCTTATCTCCGTTAAATGTATATTCTGCATAGATACCATCACCAGATACTGTAGTAGATGCCAGGCATTTGTAGTTTTGTAATGTTTTACAACTCCACACGATAAATACATCTCCTAAATCAATTGGCGGTTCTGGTCTGTTTTTATTGTACCACTCCACCAATTTCTTCTGACATACGCTTTCAAAATGTTTCATTCCTGTAATAATCATAACTTTTTACCTTTCCTTTCTTAAAAATGGGTATAAAAATACCACCGGCCATTATTATGACTGGTGGTATCTACTGCTTATTTAAGTATCCGTTTTCGTATAAAAATATGCTTTCTTCGGATGTTAGTACTGAAAAAGGATTTACCCATGTATCATCCTCTGTCAACGGACCGTCATATTCATATTCCGATGGAATAAAACCGAGCTTTTCACAAATCCGCTGATACTCTTTTTCTTTATCCATCAAAACACCTCCAATTTAATTCCTGCATCATCCAACTGCTTCTTTACTTCTTTAGTATACCCATCTTTTAACAACAGGTCAAGCGCGGAAAATGCTTGAGTTTCCGCAGTTTTATCCACAGAACCTATAATCATCCTTGCTGATTATTAACAACTTTTTAAAAATGCCAAAAATATAAGGAAT